CTTCTAGGCCCCCACCCTACCTGCTCGTGGCCCGACACCACGGAGGTTTTCTGCATGGTCGATGTGCAAAAACACCTGTTTTCTAATACCCCCCAACTCTGATGGCCGATCGCGTAACCAATGCTCAGTTCGCCGCCGCGTTTGATGTGACCGTGCAAGCGGTTTCCTACATGAAGCGCAACGGTATGCCTACCGAGTCAATCGCAGCCGCGCTGGCGTGGAAGGCAGAGCGTGACGCGAACCGACGAGCCCGGGCACCGCAGGCCGCACCGGCTCAACTCGACGACGGCTCCCTAGCTGACACGATCAGCGAGCACCGGGCTTTAGTCGGTCGGGCTCGCGGAGTCTGGCAGGCGGCCATGGAGCAGGGCGACCCCAATCAGGGAAAATACCAGTCAGCCTATAACGCTTCCCTGCGCTCCCTTGTCCAGCTGGAGGCCGAACAGGAACGTCGCCTCATCCTGGCTAAGGACTACATCTCGTCAAAGGAAGCAGCCGAAGCCATGCGGGAACTTGCGTCGGGCGTGGTCAACCGTCTCGACAAACTTGCCCTAGACGTGGCCGAAGGGTGCAACCCCGAGAACCCCGCTAAGGCCGTCAAGGTGCTCGAGGCTTGGGTGCGCCGCGTGAAGGCCGAACTCTCCGCCGTCGATGAACAAGAGTGACTTGCTCCGCATCGGGCGGGACGTGCTCAAGCCTTCGGACTCGGGCGACATCGTCGACTGGCTGGAGGACAACGTGCACGCCATCCCTGACTCACCGATGCCCGGGCCGTTCCGATCGGAGCGCACGCCGTGGATCGCGGAGGCGCTGCGGATTGCCGCCGACCCCGAGACCAAACTCCTGACCATCCTCGCCAGCATCCAGTCCGGCAAATCTCTCTTCGCCCGCCTCTTCACCTGCCACATCATCGCCAACGCTCCGGGCCCGACGATGGTGCTCCAGGCTACGGACCCCGAGGCCAAGGACTTCGCCCTGCGTTACCTCCGCCCTGTGTGGGCCAACTGTCCGCCGGTGAAGGCCCGCATCTCGCTCGACGACATGGACCGCTCGACGACGACGGACTTCGACCGCATGACACTCTACTGCCGCGGCATCTGGAACGAGGCGAACCTTCAGCGCCTGTCGCTACGGTACACCATCGCCGACGAGTGTTGGATGAGCCCTCCCGGTCACTTGGCCGAACTGAGCGCGCGCGTCACGGCCTTCGGATGGATGGGCAAACGCATCTTCATGTCGCAAGGTGGCAAGGCGGGTCAGGAGTTTCATCAGCTGCACGAGACGACCGACCAACGTGACTGGAACTTCCGCTGCCCTAAGTGCGACCACCTTCAGCCCTGGGTGTGGGAGCAGATCAGGTTCCCCGAGGACGCCAAGGTCAGCGGGTCGTGGGACTTGCACAAGGTCAACGCCGGCACGACCTACGAGTGTGCGTCCTGCCGCACCCTGCTCCCTGACACGAACGCCACGCGTATCGAAGCCAACTCCCGCGGCACGTTCATCGCCACCGCCGCATCGGTCAACGCGGGGCATATCGGCCTGCACTGGAACGCCCTTGCGACGATGAGCTGGGGCGAGCTCGGTGTGCTGATGCTCAAGGCCAAGGAGTCGGTCGACCAGTACGGCGACGATAACGCACGGATGCAGTTCAAACAGAAGCGGCTGGCGATGCCCTGGTCAGAAGAGGGTGGCGAGATGGTCAGCACCGCCGAGTCGGCCAACTACAAGATGGGCGACGCGTGGGACGCCGAGGCCATGATCTCGCCAAAGGGCCGCGTCATCGAGCAGACGGACGCACCGCAGGGGAGTATCCCCTTCCGCACGATGGGCGTCGACGTTCAGCGTGGTCACTTCTGGGTGGTCGTTCGGCGCTGGGCTAAGACCGGGCATAGTCGGCTGCTGGCCTTCGCCCGCATCGAGACTTGGGACAACGTCGAGGCGTACGCGAAACAGTACGCGGTCCACGCCGCCATGGTCTTCGTCGACTCGGGCGACAACACCTCCGAGGTCTACCGCGAGTGTGCCCGCCGTAACTGGAAGACGGCCAAGGGGTCAGGCTCCGAGGACTTTGCGGTCACCGATCGGGACGGCAAGACGAGCCGTCGCTACTACTCCGAGAAGCAGGCCATCGTCGTCCCTGGCATCCCTCAACGGGCCATCCTCGTCTCCCACTCCAACCTCGCCGGCAAAGACCTCCTGCACGGCCTCCGAGCCCGCAAGGTCTGGACCTACGCCCTAGACGCCGACCCCGAGTACGTCTCGCAGCTGAACTCCGAAGTACGCGTCAAAGACCGCCGCACGGGCAAGGCGCACTGGATACTTCCCCAGGGCAAGAAGGACAACCACGCTTTGGATGCCGAAATCCTAGCCCTCTTGGCCGCCGTCCGCTGGGGCATCGCCGGCAGAGAAACGACCGAAACCGACTTGCCTCAGAGCGGAACATGAGCACGCTATCTGCAAGGGTGCGCCGTTCGGTGTTGCAAGAAGGAAGAAGCTTGTGGCGTGGGCTGGTCGGCGCACCCCCCTCTTCGTTCCAATCTGGGCAATACTAAATGGCCTCTGGACTCTTCATCGGACTTACGGAGTGCGAACTCCTCGACATCAAAGCCAAGGCTGTGGCCCTCATTACTCAGGGCCAAGTCCTCATGAGTTACTCTGACAGTGGTTCGAGTGCGAGCCGCCAGATGGCCCTTCCTGCGAAGGAGATGCTCTCCGAGGCCATGTTCGCCCTGAGCCGCCTCGACCCTGATACCTACGGACGCAGGACCACGGTCATCTCGACCTCCTGGTCTACGCGCCGCGACTAATCTATGGCCCCCCGCAAGACCAAAGTCCCCACTGTCAGCCTACGTAAGCCCGTCCTCAAGGCGGCTGCTGTTGCGCCTGCGCTTAAGCCACAGGCCGCCATCATGGACAACCAGGGCAGCGGCTTTGGTGGCAGTTACTCGGGCTGGCAGAGCACGATGTTCTCCAACGCCCGCCGCGCCATCTTCGGCCAAGCACCGGGCGACCTACGTCAAGACCTGACGCCGTGGAACCGCATGGCCATGATCCGCAAATGCCGATGGGCAGAGCGGAACAGTGGCCTGTTCAAACAGATTCTGAATGACATGGTGCTCTACTCCGTGGGCGACGGCATCAAGGCCCAGTCCCACGCGTCGACTCCTGAGATGCAGGAAATATACGAGGCTTATTTCGCAGAGAAGGGCAAGCGCATCGACATCACGAACCGCTTTTCGTTTTACAACTGTCAGGCCATCCTGCTCCGCGGCATGATCCGCGACGGTGACTCGTTTGCCGCCAAGGTGCGTAACGCCACGGGCGATGCGAAACTCCAGCTGATGGAAGCCCACCGCGTCGGCGACCCTCTCGACGAGAACGTGGTTATCCCGGGCATCCACGACGGTATCGTCTACGGCGCCTACGGTGAATACACTGCGGTCAACGTCTACAAGTCTGACGGCTCGAACCGCCAGATTCTCGCGCAGTCCATGATGCACGTCGTCGACCACGAGTACGCCAGCGGGTGCCGCGGTATCCCCCTCCTGCAATCCAGCATCAACTCTATCCAAGACGAGATGGAGATTCTCGCCCTCGAGAAGCAAGCCGTGAAGGACAACGGTGACGTCGTCCGCACGATTCAGAAGCAGGGCGGCGTCCTCGATCAGGACACGGCCAACGAACTCGGCGCACTTAACACACCCTCTTACACTTCCATCGCCAACACGATGGGCGGCAAACTACTGGTGCTCGACCAGGGCGAGTCCCTAAACTCCTTCCAGAGCAACCGCCCCAACAGCACCTTCACCGGCTTCCTTGCGGCGCTTGAACGCGACATCGCTCAGGGCGTCCTGCCTTATGAGTTTGTCGGCGACTCCTCCAAGCTAGGCGGCGCCACCGTTCGCCTCGTCACCGCTAAGGCTGGCCGCGTTTTCAGCAAGTACCAGACCATCGTCATCGAGCAGTTCTGCGTCCCGACTTGGGGCTACATCATCGGACAGGGCATCGCCGCCGGCGACATCCCAGACGACCCAGACTGGACTCGCGTATCTTGGACCACACCGAAGTCTGTCACCGTTGACGCTGGCCGCGAAGCCGCCAACGACCGTGCCGACGTTGAGATGGGCCTCCTGTCCATGTCTGAGCTCTACGCACAACGCGGCCTAGACTTCCGCACCGAGATGCAAAAGCGCGCCGCCGACATGGTGCACATCAAAGACCTCGCCACCGAGTACGGCATCCCGTTCGAACTTCTCTTCCGTCCGACCAACACCCCTGTCGGAACTGTCGTGTTGGACCAAACCGACATGACGGACCAGCCAGACATGGGCGAAGACGAGCCCCCGGACGTTGAAGAACCTGACGCCCTCGACCCCGCCCAATCCTAACTTTATGCGATTCCTTACCAACGGACTGTCGGGCCGCGAGCCCCTCCTTATCGACCCGGCCAAGGCCAAGGACCACGCCGTCCTGGCTGAGAAGTTCGGCTTCACCGATATGCTTGCGCAGCTCTTCGGCATCGCCCCCAAGCCCTACGTCACCGCTGACGGTGTCGGCGTCATCCCGGTCTACGGCGTTATCGGCAAAGGACTGACCCCTCTCGAGAAGATGATGGGAGCCGCTGACGTGGACGAACTCTCTGCCGCCGTCGATGCGTTCGCCATGAACCCAGACGTGACGCGTATCGCCCTGCAAGTCTCCTCCCCTGGTGGCACGGTCACCGGCATCGAAGAACTGGCAAACAAGGTCCGCAACCTCGAGAAGCCGACGATGGCCTACACTGACACCGAGATGGCGTCCGCTGCCTACTGGGTCGCCTCCGCCGCTGATCGCGTGATGTCCTCGAAGTCTGCCACGGTCGGCAGCATCGGCGTGTACCTCGCTGTGCCTGACTATTCCGAAGCCGCTAAGATGGCTGGAATTAAAATGGTCGTCATCAAGTCCGGCAAGTACAAGGGCGCTGGCATCGAAGGCACGACCCTCGACGAAGGCCAGATGGCGAACCTCCAAGAGAGCGTGGACGAAATCCACTCCGAGTTTAAAGCCGCTGTCCTGATGAAGCGCAAGATGGTCAAGGCCGAGGCCATGGAAGGCCAGACCTTCTCCGGCAAGCAGGCCGCCGCCCAGGGACTAGTGACCGGGCTGGCTGACTCCTTCTCCGAAGCCCTGCGGTCCTTCTAAGTTTATGCCACGTTTTTTCACCGACATTGACGACACGATTTTAAAGAATGGTCAGCCCATTCAGCGCGTCATCGATTACATCGACGAAAATGCCGAAGAGGTTGTCGTACTAACGAACCGTGCTGAGTCCGGACGGGATAAGACCGTTGCCGACCTCGATGCCATCGGCTTCGAGTATGACGCCCTGATCATGAATGACTCCGGAGCCAAGGCCCCAGCCTTTAAATCTGGCGTCATCAAGGCTGAGCTTGATGCAGAACGCCCGGTCGACCTATTTATCGATAACCGTCAGGACACCCGCGACGCCGTCTCGGCTCTGGGCGTGAAGGTCATGGACCCCGCTGCCATCCCTGAGATGGTCAAGGAAGATGACACTGAAGAGGCTCCAAGCAGGGAAGCCCCTGAAGCCAAAGTTTCCAACTCCCGCAAACTCAAGATGACCATCGAAGAACAATTGCTCGAAGCCTCGGCTGCCCTCTCGGGCCTCACCGCCGAACGCGATGACCTCCGTGCCACCGTCGAGAAGCTTACCGTCGGCGCCGCCGCGGAACTCGAAAGCCTGAAGGTCGAAGCCTCCGTCAAGGACGCCTCCATCGCCAGCCTCACCGAAGTCGTCAAGACCATCGAAGCCGAAGCCGCCGCCCTCAAGGTCGCCGCTCTCGAAGCCGAAGCCACTAAGGTCAGTGCCTCCAAAGAGGCCGCCAAGATTGCCGCGTCTGTCGGCGTCACCCCGGTTGCCCTTCCCCAGGGCGACGGCGCTCCTGCCGAGGCCGTCAACCACTACGTCGCTTTCATGGCCCTGCCTGTCGGGTCCAAGGAACGCAACGCCTACTTTGAGGCCCATCGCTCTGCGATCATCAAGGCCTCTTTCTAATTTCCCTCAATCCTACCTAATCAAACATCATGGCTAATTCCATCACCGCCGCCCCGTCAGTACTGTCGGCTGGCGTCCTCTCCGCTCTCGTCAACAAGCTGCCCGTCCTCTCGGGTATCTCGTCCGTCTTCTCGGCTCGTCCCGGCTCCACCGGCATGAGCATCCAGGTTCCCCTCATCGGAACCTCGTCCGCTACCACCTTCGGTTCTGGTGGCTACCTCACTCAGGACGACGCGACGATCACCGCCGCGACCGTCTCCCTGACCCAGTACAAAATTTCCAGCCGCTTCACCCCTTCGAACCTGAAGGACTACGGCGCTGACTTCTTCGTTAACAACTTCGTCCAGACCGCCTCTATCGGTCTCGCCCAGAAGGTCATGGACACCATCAACACTCAGGTCACTGCCGCTAACTACAGCGTCTCCACGACCTCCGGCGCTGACCTCGCTTACTCCGAGCTCGTCGGTGTGCAGAAGACCCTCGACGACGCCAAGGCCCCGAGCCCTCGCTACGCCGTGCTTAACAGCACCTACATCGCTGACCTCCGCAAGGACACCACGATCGTCGGTAACAACGTCCTCGGCGCGAACATCATCCGCGACGGCGACCTCGGCATCATCGCCGGTGCCCGCATCTACCAGTTCGCCAATCTCTCGGCCAACAGCGAAAACCTCGCCGGCTGGGTCGCAGGACCGGACGCAATCGCGTTCGCCTCGGCGCTACCAGATTCTGAAGGCATCCCCGGCTTTGAAGTCTCGAACGCCACGGACGCCGGCACGGGTCTCGGTGTTCAGGTGCTCGTCGGCATGGAGCAGTCTGGCTTCCTGAACGTCACGGCTACCCTGATGTTCGGTGCCGCTGTCGGTCGCGCCACCTCCCTCGTCCGCCTCAAGACCGCCTAATAGCGGCCAAGGCTACGAACTTAAGGGGCTCAGAAATGGGCCCCTTTTTTGTGCCTAGTTCCCAAACGGGGCATTGATAGGATGAGCCTCTACGCTGACTTTCTCGCTGACGCCAAAGAGATGATCGCGGACTTCGGCGTGGCCGGGTCGGCCAACTCTGGGGCCATTACCTTCCAGTGCCTTATCTCTGACCCCGCCGTGATGACCGTCCTCGAAGCAGGGGGGTATTGCGAGCGGACCCAGTACTCGGTCAGGATGCCTGCTGTAACGGCCTCCTGGACCCTCCCAGACGGGTCTAATGGGTCATCGGCGGCCCTACTGTCGGCAGGTGTCCCCATCGCCAGCCTAGGCCAAGGAAAGAAGATTGTCGCTGGCGGCAAGACCGTCCGCATCACGACCCAGACCTACAAGCCTGCGTCGGCATGGATCACGCTCGTCGTCATCGACGATAACCAGTAAAGCCGTGGTCAAGGTCGTACTAGATCAGACCTCGGTCAATAAGTTCATCGCGACCCTGCAACGGTTTGCGGCGAAGACCGGGCAGTCTATGCGCGACGCCACCCTTGAGCAGGCTGCCCTTATCTGCCAAGACGCGGCAACCTTTACCCCTCCTATGCCAAAGGGCGGAGGCCGTGGACTCTCGAAGGCCGCCCAGACCGCTGGTGACAACGCCGTGGCTGGAGACATCCGCAAAATCTTCGTTGCGGCCAATGACCGTAACAGCAACTCAGCCTCGGCCCTGCTTGCAAATCAACTGGCCTACGCAACCAAATCTAACGACCTAAGCCTATTCAACAAAATCATTGGCGGCGGTAAGCTCGAAGCCCTCAAGGGCCTGTCCCCAATCATGCGCAAGATTGCCAATGACCAGGACTACACCCGGGCTTTCGCTAAAGCTAAGAACTACTTTAACACAACCAACCCAATCCAGACCGAATACGGTCAAGGCTATGTTAGTGACCTACGTCCCTTTCATAACCGCATCAAGGGCAAGTTTGGCGGCCGCATTGGCAAGGATGTCCGACCGACCAAAATCAAGCTGCTCGTCGAGAGCAAGGGCGACCTATCGGCGTACATCAAGGAACGCCAAGCCATGGTCGGCATGGTCAAGTCTGGCTGGGCATCGGCCCTGCGCTCGCTTCCCAAGCCCAAGATTAACGGTATCGAAAAGAACTTCGGCGTCGACCTCCTCAACGTGGCTTGGATTAACCGACACACCACCCGGGGCAGGAGCAACGTCGTCGCCGACACCCAGAATAAGAACATCGAGGTGACGGTCGCAAACAGCTTAGGCAACGTGAACAATATCGGCGTCGATGCCTCCGTCATCCCGCTGGTCATCGCTAACCGCCGCAAACAAATGGGCCTGCGTATGCGTAGGCACCTCAAGGACGCAGCCGCAGATACCAAACTAATTTAATCCTATGGGCACCGCATCCATCCGTCACATCGTCGAGGCTACCGTCGCGACTTACCTCTCAACCCAGACCGGGCTGACCACCGTCACGTTCCTGACGGGCGACAGCGCCGCTACGCAGACCCTGCCCAAGGCCGTAGTGCTCTGCGAAGCCGCCCGGGCACCGTCGGACCTTCCAGAGGGCGAAGGCAACTTCAGCTGCTCGGTCCGCATCACGCTGTTTTCAAACGCTGACGACACGACCCTCGCCGATCACCGCGCCCGCTGCGCCGCCCTGTCCGGTAATATGCGTGACCTGACCTCCATCAAGGCGGCCTTCACGGCCACTGGGGACGCGTCCTGCTACGACGTTACCATGCAGTCCGAAGACGAGGGTATCGATGAGCGCTCCTGGGCGACCTCGTTCACCTTTGACATCCTGACCGTCTTCCCCGCGTAAGGTTACCAAAGCCTGCAATTACAAATGGCCGCTATCTCTAACGGAGTCACTTGTCTCTACGGTGTCGCAGGTACCGTCACCAGCCTCTTCGTCCAGAGCTACTCGCTCTCCTCCTCGTTCAACGCCGAGGCCACGGTGGTCGACGAGACTGGCCTGACCAAGACCCATCGCCTCGACGATCGTAAGTCCGAGATTACCATCGAAGGAATCTGCAAGACCTCGACGATGCCGGTCCTGGGTGTGGCCCTCAGTTTCACGCTTAACGCCGCCACCGCCTACCCGTCTGGCTCGGCTTCCGTTTCCTTTGCTGGTACTGTCACCAAGATTGACGAGAAGGGCTCTAACAAGGGCTTTACCGCGGTCACTGTGACGGCTATCGATTACGAAGGCATCACGCCTGCCTAATTGACTTAGCCCTAAGTGGGCTACACTAGGCGGCATGGACAAACGGTTCCTGAATGCCTTCATCGACCCGGCTCCCCTCCCAAGGATGTTGGGTCGAACTCTTTACCCGTGGTGCCTCAAGTACCGTGTGCGGCTTATCGCCTTTGAGTCGCCCCTGGCTACGGGCTCCCGCGGCGTCACCCCTGCGGACCTACTTTTTGCCTGTCAGGTCTGCGCCGATGAAGAACTCGGCGGTCGGCTCGGCTGGAAGGACCAGCTGCGAATCATGCGCCTCATGCGTGACCCTGCCCGCTTCGAGGCCTACCTCAAGGCCTTTGCGGACTACATCCTCGTGACGCACTGGCCGAAGTTCTGGGAGCAGACGGCCAAGAAGTCAGCCGGAGACAAGGGCGTCCCATGGCCCCTGGCTATCGTCGCCAACCTCATCGCCCACGGCATCGAAGAGAAGCGGGCTTGGGAGATGCCTGAGTGTCAGGCCATCTGGCTTAACTCCGCCCTGGCTATCTCCAAGGGTGCGGACGTGGCGATCATGTCGCCCGAGGAGGAAGCCTTCATGGCCGAAGAGGAAGCCAAGGATGCCGCGTCGGCTGCTTCCAATCCTGCAAAGGTACAGACCCCCTGACGACTATGGCCGACGCAGAACTATCCGCAAAAATCTCGACCACGTCCGACATCCCGGACGCAATGGACAAGGCAAAGAAGGCGACTGTGTCTTTCGAGAAGCAGGTGCAGGACATCCAGAAAAAGTTTAGCACCGGCTTTAAGGACATCTTCCTTGGCTTCACTGCCCCCATGGTGCTACTTCAATCGGCCATCAGCTACATCCAGGGAGCCATGGAGCAAGCGCGGCGAGATGCCAAGGAGGGCCTTGACCTGATTGCCCAAGGAGAGTCCCGATTCGCCACATCTGAAGAGGCTAAGGCCGCCGCTTTCTTTAAGCGCAAGAAACAGATTGAAGATGAAATGAATCTAGTTAAGGCTGGCCGCGAGGAAATCACCAAAAACATTTTAGAAAATGCCGGAGGTCAATTCAAGGACTTCCAACTTCCTCAGAAATATATCCAGCAGCTTGGCGCTGGAAGCGTGACTATGGGCGGACTTGCTAAGGACAAAGAAGTTCAGCGCCTTGCTGTGGATTATTTCAGTAATACCGACGCTGGTAAGCGCATCCTAGACTCTATGGGGGAAACCGACAAGGCGACTCCTCGCTCTAATTACTCCGCACCCCAAGGCTTCTCCAACGTCGTCGGCGTAGGCGCTAACCCGGTCATAGAGGCGATGATGTCACAGCTTGAAGAGTCGCGCAAGCAGACCGCCCTCCTTGAAGTCATCGCTCGACCCGCTACTGGTGGCGGCGTCCCTGTCGACTTCACCAAATTGGCTGAAGGCAGACTGACTCGATCTTATATGCCCGAGTAACAATAACCTTAACATAACACCCAACTCATGGCTATCGTTACAAACGGAAACCCGCTAACCACCGCGCTGCTCCAACCTGGCTGGACGGTAGTCGCGGACGGCTTCGGCCTCAACACTTCGACGACCGTCTACAAGGTCGACACGACTTTCGACATTGATGCGTTTGTGGTTAAGGGCAGCGCTCACCCGGACGCAGCTTACTCCTATCTCAAACTCGATAAGTGGAAGGTCAGCTGGGACACGCTCGACATCGCCACCCTAACCGTCGACTACGTTGGGATTGACCCAACGTTTAATGACGGCCACCGAACCAATCCAAATACTTCCTCGGCCAATGGACTGACCGCCGAGAACATCACAAGCCATCCTAACTTTTTTACCGCAGCAAGCGGATACGGAGGAACCCCTTTGGCTGGTCTTCCTGGTGACTTTAGCGGCGCTTACAATGATTCGACCCTTGGGCCTTTAGTAACTGTTATCAGTGCCACAACCGGCAAGCCCGTTGTAGTCCCTTCTTGTGAAGGCAACTACGGCGCGTGCTTTGAGACCGGACAGGGTGGACGCTTTATCGGCTTTGTCGATCCTGCCTATCCTGACGTGTACGGGAAGACTCAGTACCTCGCCCGTACGACAACTTATTCGGGCGTCTGCTATTACGACGACGCCTCTTTTGTTCAGGCTCTTTATCTGCTACTCGGCAAGGCAACAGCGACCAATGAGTGGGGCGCGTCCTTCCCGCTCATTCCTGCATGGGGACCGATTGGCTCTGGAACAAATGGTAACCAGAATCTGCTTTCTCAAATTAACGTCGAGGAATACGGATCACTATTTAAAGTAATGTACGAAATTAGATACTCGGTCGAAGGCTGGCCGCCTGATGTTTACATCAATATCTAAGCCATGACCATTCAACCTGGCTCAGGCTACACCTTCACGTCCTCTAGCCAAGGGACTAATTTTAATATCGAGAAGCCCTGGGCAGCTTTGCCTTTGACAGGATACTATGGAGAAAATGAGTGCCCCCTTCAAATCTACAATCTGCGCTATGATAGCACCGCCGAAGTATATTACATCAACATCAGCCCGGGCATGGTAAACAGTTTTGGCGTCACCGATCACGACGACAACCCGCTGACCGACCTGCCATCACCCGACATTCAAGTCTTTGAAGACGGACTGGATGAGACAACGACGACCAATTACGT